ACTAACTATGATAATTTGCAATCTATACAAAATTTAGAAGGTTTTGATGGCATTGTGTTTGATGAATTAACACGATTAAAGAACCCTTCAGGCGCACGATTTAAAGCACTATTAAAAGTACTAGACAAAATTAAAATCCGATGGGGTTTAACTGGATCTTTTACAAGTAACGGGTTAGAAGATGTATTCGGTCAATGTAAGATTATCGATCAGACATTATTAGGTCGAAGTAAAGGCGCTTTTATGCAACAGTATTTTGTACTTATTAATAAAGATTTTGGTGAATGGGCGCCACGCGTAGGCTCTTTACAACGAGTTATGGAAGTGATTAAACCTGCTACGTATGTTTTAGATGCAGGTGAATACAAAGATAAATTACCGCCATTACATATTGTTGAGATGCGATGCGATATGCCGGATCGTTTACCCTATGAAAAAATGAAAAAGCATTATGTTGTAGAGCTAAAAGATGAACAGATTACAGCCGTAAACGCTGCAGTGGTGACAGGTAAACTTCAACAGATGGCAGGCGGATGGGTATATCAAACTGAAACATCAGCGTCCAATACGCCAGGGCGGTTAAATGTTACGCAGACGCCTGTATGGTTTAGCTCCCATAAGTTTGACTTGCTACATGATTTGGTAGAAGAAAATCAACACGCTAACACTATTATTGTATACAACTATGTTGAAGAATTGGCAGAGTTAAAAAGACGCTATCCACACGCACTAACGCTAAACGATACTAATGCAATTGATCGTTGGAACGCTGGTGAAGTAGAAATGCTTTTAGTCCACCCTAAGTCAGCAGGGCATGGCCTTAACCTTCAACATGGCGGTAATAAGATTATCTTTGTATCTTTACCTTGGTCACTAGAATTATTTGAACAGACTGTAGGAAGATTACACCGATCTGGTCAAAAGCATGATGTATGGTGTTATGTTCTATTAACCAACAAAACAATAGATGAACGTATTTGGGCAGCTTTACACGATAAACGCGCTATATCTGATATAGCTATGCAGGAGTTAAAATGAATTTAGATAAATTAAAGGCACAACTTAAAACAGCGGAAGCTGAGTTAAAGATACGCCAACGTAATATGAATAGCGCTATAAAAGGATTTAATAGAATAGAAGCATTAGTAGTTAACTTACAACGAAAGGTAGAGCATGAAAAGATTAAATTGGCGAACGTTAAATGATACGATTAACAGCCTAACAGAAGAAGAAGTATTAGCACTTCTTAACCAAGAGCGTGAAATATCTAAAAGAGTATCAATGTTGCAGCGTTTACATCAAAGATATACATCATTAAGAGCTTCACGTGAAAGAATTGAGATTTTACAAGAAGCAATAAGGCCATAATTATGGATTACATCCTATGCTACGCGCTATCGTTCATTACAGGGTTTTGTACTGCTATTGGGGTATTGGTATTACTTAGGTCTTATTTTGAGCGTATACGTCGATTACAGAGGTCAAAATTTAAAAGAAGGTATTAATTATTGACTATTGTTTGATCTTTTATCCATTTTTGTAGATTTAACAACTGTAATACATCCGATGCACAATCTAAGGCATCAACGCCTGTGGAACCAGATTGATTGCTTTGGGTGTCGCCATTAGTTCCGCTGGCGGTGCTGGAAACGTCGGGCAATTTACCGGATACAGATCCATGGTCGCGCAACCATTGAGTAGAAGAAGCAACGTCGTAATAAATACTGAGTTTTTTAAGGGCATCTGCGTAATCCTTTTTAATGTTAGCGGTAATTTGCTTTTGCTTTTTAATTGTAGCACTATTCTTTTCTTCTTGTACTTTAGCACGAAGCGCTAACTCAGATTTAAAAGCATCAAACTTAGCTTTTTCTGATGAATAGCCTTTGTAGTAGCCAACAGAAAAAAGTATGACAAGGCTACCTGCAATAGCAAGTTGTTTCCAATAAGCTAAAAAAAATGTCATTTAGTAATAGCTGATGTAGAAATGCAACGAAGTACAACATTAACGCCAGCAATAAGAACAACTAAACCAAAATATATTTTTGGATCAAAATAACCTTCTACAATATTTAATGAAGCTTCAACTGCAGCGCCCATGGCTATAAGTATGTTAAACCAAACTGTTTTACTCTGATACCATTTTTTCATAATGTTTTTCCTTTTTGAAAATCAAATATAGATAGCCCACCTGTAAACTGCATATGCGCTGTTTCTTTAAGTTTGCCAGACCAACGACCAGCCCATTCAAATCCTAAATCTTCACCTATGTTACCGCATAAAGAATACGCTGCTGAATCATCCCAACGTGCTTTACCATTTACAATAGGTACAAAGTCGAAAGCACAACGCCAATTATGATAAGAAAATCCAGCCTTAGCATTGGTAACAATACGTCCAGGTTTTGTACGGCCTTGCGCATAAAGTTCATTTTGGGATTCTGCATCTCTATAAGTACTATAAATTAAAATATCTATACCTGCATCACGGCAAGCTTTGATAAACTGTTCGGCTAACTTTTTTACTTTAGGGTTTAGATCATCTAAACTACGACTACTGATCATTGTTTAATCTCATTAGGTACATGAAGGCTTAAACTTAAATAATCTTGATCTGCCATCATAAACATTGTAGTCTTATCATCAAACGTTAAAAAGAAATCATCCTCAAAGGTTCCGCATTCAACAATCGTTTTACCGACCATATGTTCACAGTAACCTGCAAAGGCTTCAATACTCATTATAACTTGATTACCCATCCATGCGCTGCTGCGTAAAGATAAAATAAAACAGCTAATCCTACTGATAAGATACCTTTTAAAGTCCATTTACCTACTACGATAAATTGTTTATCTAACCATTCAGAAATAGCTTCTTTAATGGCTTGTTTTTGTAATTCTTTTTGTTCTTCAGGGGTCATAGCTAGTTCCTTTACTGAGCAAGTGCGTTTTGATTACCTTCGTAATCTTGTCCTGCTAACGCATTAAAATTAAAAGTTAATCCACGTTGTACATTTGGATCTCTCTGAAACGCATTAAATACAGCTAATCTATCTTTAGCAGGTACGATATTAAGTAACTGATTTAAACTTTTACCTGATTGCATACCTTCTACTAACGCATTCATAACTTTTTTGTTAATTTTATCTTCCAACATTCTTAATGTTTCATTTGCTACTGTTGCTTTAGCACTTAAAAAGTTAGGGAATCTAAGCTTAGATGTATTGGCTTCAATTACATCTTTGTACATTGTTTCACCCATCGTAGCTTGTTCTGCCATTGTTTTAGATTGTTTAACTTTATCGGCAGCTTTCTTTAATACGCTTAAAGAAGCGTCATCCATTTGCGTACCGATATTAAAATTACCTGAACCAAAAATCTTTTCAACTTCTTTAGGTAAGTTACCTTCAATCAATTGAACAAACTTATCTGGCGAAGTTTTATATAGTTCTAATGCTTTAGCATTAAGTTTAGATTGCGCAATCTTATTAGCGCCTGCTGCAAAAGTTTCAAGGTAGTTAGCCCAGCCTGTACCACCTGCATTAGTAATTGCATCATCTATGACTGGGCGTATTTCAGCTAAAAGTTTAGCTGCATATCTTGCTTGCGCTGTTGGATCTGTTTTATCAATTAAACGAGATACTTCTTCATTGATTGTATTTTTACGAATCTCATATAAAGCTTTAGGATCTATTTCACCTTTGTTGGCTTTAGTCCAAGCGTCTATTTTATTAATAACTTTATTTATAACGCGTCTATTAATATCGCTTACACCAACAGTAGGATCTTTAAGCTTTTCACCTAAATCTTTAATCATAGACTTAGTATCAATGGTACCTGCGGCTTCAAGTTCAGCTTCACGCATAGGGCCTGTTACTTTGTTTAAAGTTTCTTTAGCTGCCTTTTGACCAAGTTTAGCTTCAGTAGCTGTAGCAGCACCCGTTAAACCTTCTAATTCTGCAATCGTTGCTGCATCTTGACCTTTAAGTAATGGCCCAAATTTGTATGGCGCCTTTTCAACGACGCGTTGACCTAGTGTTTGAATAGGCGGTGCATAAATATCAGCTGCAACTTGCGCGCCTGTAGCACCTTCAGGTGCTGCTTTAGTTGCTGCTTTTAACTGTTCTATTTGATCACCGGCAAGTTCTTGTACAATTTTACCTGCTTTAATTTGAACCAATTTACCTGTTACTTTGTCCCATACCCATCCTGCTGCTTTAGCAATAGGTGGTAAAATCACACGGCCACCTACTTCAAACGTAGCACCTTCTAATACATTCTTACCTGTTTCTAGTAAATTTTGTGGTAGTGTTTGTGGTTTACGTTGACCTGTTTTTTCTTCATAAGTACGTTCTATTTCTTTAGCTAAACCATAACCTAATCCAGCGCCTGTAGCGCCACCAGCAATTGTACCGCCTGGGCCAAATACAGTTCCACCTGTGCCACCGATAAGCGCACCACCTATAGGCAATACAGTTTCTAATATAGGATAGGCAATCTTTTGACCTAGTGTACGTTTTGGAATTTCAGACATAGAATCACTGACAGCTGCGGGTGTTTCCAAGGTAGGCATTTCAACACCGTACTTAGACTTAATAGCTGATTGCGTAGCTTCATTAGCATTTGCAAAGTTAGGGTCAAGCGGTGCATATTTATTAAAGATAGCCGCTTTAGTCGCCGCGTTAGCGTTGACATAGTTAGGGTCTTTTAAAACTTCAGCAAGTGTAGCGGCCATTGTAAAATCCTATTGTAATAGTGGATTAGTTGTATCGACATCAGGCGTAGCGCTTTCAGCTGCCGGCGCGCCAACATTACCAAGTTTAGCTTTAGAACGCTCAATACCTTTACGTAAAATGTTTTGAAATTCACGCGCTGCTGTTTTAAATTCTTTTTCACTTTGCGCTAATGACATACGTGTAATGGCTTGTGTAGCTTTTTGACCTTCAACTTCAGTAATAGAGCCGCCACCTTTAAGTGTATTGTATGCTTCTAAGAATGCCCCGCCTTGAATTTCTTTAAGTCGTGCATCAAAGTCAGCTGCAGGTGTACCATCTATAAATCTAGCGCCAGGCATTAAAGTAGCACCCACCGCTGAAGTGAAGCCAGGATGCGGTCTAGTACCTGCAATAATTTTACCTTCTTTAGTTTTAGTTGGCTCAGTACCGACAAGCTCATCGATCTTACGGATAGCTTCATTAGCTTTACTCATGGCTTCAGGCGCAGCTGCTTCAAACTTAGCTCTGTCTTTACCTTGCGCTTCCATTTTAGCTTTCATTGTAATGTACTCAGGTGACATCTTACCTTTTTCAATTTCAATTTTTTGTAGATCACGTGCATTAACAAGATCTTGACCACGACGCGCTGTCGTAGCAGACATAACATCACCAGGCGTTGCAGTCTTAGTAGCTTCACTACCTGTTACAAGTTTAGATGTATTAGCAAAAGGATCGATACTTAACATACGTGTTGAACCACCAATATCTTGTGATTGTATTGTAGGTTTAAGTTCAGATACAGTTGCACCTTGACTTGCTAAATAAGCACGTCGTTCTTCAACAGTCATTTGCATAACTTGTTCAAGTTTAGATTGCGCTAAAGCTTTTTCTTGTGGTGTATATAATGACGATTGTTGTATATCTTCAAAATGCGCTTGTACATTAGCGTTAGAAGGATTACGTGATAAATCACGCATCATTTGCGCGCCATGTTTAGCTTTTAAAGATTCATTTTCTACGCCTGTTTTAGTAATATCACCTTTTGACTTAAGATAATCCGAATAGCCTTTAACATCGCCTTTAGAGAAAAAAGCATTTTTAATAGCTTCTTCATCTGACCCTGCACCTCTAAGTGCATTTTTAAAAGCTTCACGTTCAGTCATTTCGCGTTGTGCTTCTTGCATTTTTAATTGATTAAGTTCATTAGCTTGTTGCGCTTGCTTAATCTCATAAATCTTAGCCATCTGATTTACGGGAGATTCAAGTGGCGGATTTTTTATCTGAAGGGCTATGGTTGGATCAATAGGCATAATTTAAGTCCTTATTATAGAAAAGCATTAACACCACCGCCAGTACTATAGCCACCTGTAGAAGGTGAATAAGCGGGTCTGTTAAGCGCATTCATAAGATTGTAATTAGTAAAGGCATTAGTTACACCACCAAAAGCGTTAGATAAAGCATTAGCAGATCCAATGTAACCGGATGCACGTGCGTTACCCGCACCCATATAGGCTTCGCCAGCTTGATTAGCATAGTTTTGTCCTGCAGTCCCTAATACGTTTGTAGCAGATTGACCTGAACCTAATAAACTTTGTAATGGATTAATTTGATTTGATCGATTAACTTGATAACGATTAAATGCGTTTGTATACTCTTGCGAAGCTAAATCTTGACCAAATCGTTGCGTACCTTTTAAAATTGAGCCAGATAAAAGCCCACCGCGCGCAGCTGCTGTACGCTCTAATGCTTTTGTACCTTCGGAAAGTCTAAAGGCATAACCAGGATCTTGTTGAAAATCTTTCATTCCAAAATCACCAGCGTATTTACCTTTAGCACCAGGCGATAAGCCAAGATAATCCAATAGCCTATTTTGTGCAGTTAAGCCAGCTTCGCGAAATGGTTTTTGTAATTCTTGTTGATCTTTAAATTGTTGATATTGTAACTCGGCAGCTCGATCAGCGGCTGCGGCTTGCGTACCTGCAGCCTTTTTAGCTGCACTAGCGCCTGACATACCGCCTATAATAGACCCTGCTGCTGCAACGCCACCACCTATAAGTGCTGCTGCGCCTGCTGATATTCCAAAAGCCATATTATTCCCCTAATCTTTCTGCTGCTTGATTTGCAACAAGTTGTTTATTATCTATACCACCTAATAATTCAGACGCTTTAGATTCTGTCAATAGTTCAACAAGTTTATCTACATCTGTTTCATCTGTAGGAAAAAAATTAGTCCATACAGAATCTTCTAATGCGTATGCTGCATTTTTAGTACCAGGTTTAACAGTTAATATATGTGGTGCTGATATTTCTATTGTCCCTGATTCTGTCACTAATTGCAACCTTCCGCACGAAAGTATTGCTAAATTTTCAGTTTTATGTATAGCACCTGTTAAAACGGTGCCTTTTTTAATCGTTATTTCTCTAGCATATATGCCTGGTGCAAAATAATGCTTAACTGGGCATTCTACTTGGGGTATATTTTTTAACGCTTCCTCAAGATTTTCTACTTTATCTTGCATTGAAACATTAGTTATATCATCCATTATGTTATTTCACGTCCATTAGATCTAATATTAATTGCCGTAGCTGCACTGGCAAGTGTTGAAATAAACCCACTTGGTGCTAAAGCAGCGCCTACAATTTCAGGAAAGGTGTAAGTTTCCGCAGGTTGCAAAGTTTTGGTTTTAACAATCAAATTATCATTGCCTGCTGACGATGCTGCCGTCACTAAGTTAACGCTAATTGTTGCAGCTGTAGCGCTGTAATTAGTTGCAGTAAACTTATCTATAATTGTAGTCACACCAGTTGCTGTATATTGCGTCGATTGAGTATTCTCAGCTGTTTTAGCTGGAATTAAAACTTTTACGGTAACTGTCATAGTATTGCTCCTTAATTAATATTATTTGAAACTGTAAGAATAATAGACGGTATCCCTGGAACCGGTGCCGTCGCAGCAACAGCTAAAAGTTCTACACTTAAGTCTGTTACCGAAAACATTAATTCTACATAATCCCCTGCTTTTAAATCAAAAAGATAATTTAACGCAGAAAAAATTTCCGCATTATTACCTTGTACTCTAATTTGACTAGCGCTGTCAGTTACATCTACACCGTTAAGTCTAAACCAAATATAAAATTCAGCTGTACCGCCTGATGTTTTATCTAGCTGAATTGATATTTGATAATTATATATGCCTTCTGTATCTACGTATACACGAGATGTTGGTGAACCTAAATAAACACCTTTACTTAAACTAGTTGTATTAAACGTAATAGCTTTAGCTGTATTAATAACAGTGGCTGTTTGCGTTGTAGTATCATAAAAAGACCCATACCTTGCTCTTTTTAAACTTGGTAATACAGGCGGTGTTACCGCTAACGCTTGTACATCTGTAGCTAAGTTCATAATTTCGGCTTGTAAAGTATTAACGGCTGCTTCTGCACTTAATTCAGCAGTTTGTACTTCTTTAACTAGCTCAGCTATTTGTGATTCTAAACTAGACACTAACGCTTGTGTATTAACATTTGGGCCTTCTACATCAATAATAAATTGATCAATATTAGGTGGCCCTACTTGCAAATCTTCTAAACTTATTTGATTAGATCCGTCGCCTACTAAAACAAAAATATTATAAAAAAACCGATACCATACAGCAGACATTAAACCTGTACGCGGATCAATAACATCAACGCGTGGTGCTGGTATGTTAGTTATGTTTATCGTATTAGCCATTAGTTGGGCTTATCTCAAGTTCTGCGCCAATAATCGCTATTTTTACAGGATCGGTACCTGATACTTCATACACACGATCACGAAGCTTAGTTGTCATACCAAGACGACGCCATATTGTTCTAGTACCATAATTACCTATTTTGCCCATTGATTTCCAATGTTCATTAGACCAAGTATGACCGCCATCATCAGACCAACGTAACATCACTTGTGGATCATATCCTGGCGCTGCAGGGTATGCGTTAGTAATTAAAGCATATCCGTTGGGATAAGGTTCAGGCCAATTTATAGTAACTAATGATTGAAATTGATCATTAGCTTCTGTTGTAATTTGATCACCTGATTCTGTAATTAAATAGCCTTGTACAAATTCAGCTACTATAATATCACCATCTTCGGTAGTTAAATCTTCTGAATCATACGCTGGATATAAATTTAATCCTACGCCTGTTTCTGCATCTAATTGTAATGAGTGTTGTGCGGTACGTTTAAGATTGTTTTGACCTGTAGGTAATGCGCGCCACGATCTTAACCATTTTTGTTCTGTGTTATAGTCAGCGTAAACATCTAAGTTAAATTTATAAATGTTTCCGTTTTCATAATCACCTACAATAATATTGCCGCCAAAATTACATTGACAGTTAGAACGATGACGTACAAATTCTTCATTTTCCCATCCAGCACGTTGATGCCATGCTTGCGTAGCTACATCAAAAACCCAAGTAGCGTTACCGCTAGGAAAAGTTAAAACATAAAAGGCGTGTCCGTCTTGTTGATAGGTATAAGCTACAGCATCGGATATATTGCCATATTGTTGAATTTGCCATTCAATGGCGTGCGTTGAAATACGTTGGCCTGTATAGCCATTAGCACGATACACAATGCCTTGTCCTCGTGCATCCGTACCTAACCAAAATAATCCGTTATCTAATTTAGCAATAGAAAAAGGTGCAACGCAGCCAATTTCATTAAATGCGCCTTGTATTCGAGTTAAAGGAAAATCAGCTAACCCAGCGTTATACCATACTTCAACAGAATCTGACCCAAAGACCCATAGCTCTCTATGATCAGATATAACACCTACAACACCATCAGGCGAACCTTCAGCGCTTGCAAAATCTAAAGGATCAACTTGTGTACCATCTAAAAGACTTGTTACCCATATTCTTTGACTATTAGGCTCATTAAAAACAAAATAGGTATCTAAATAACTAACAGTAACTGCGCCTGGAAAATCAGGGTCGGTAATTTCTTGAAATACATTAGTAACTTCGGTATAGATATAGCTTCTAGGGTTACAAGCAAAAAATATTTGATTACCATTATCAGCAATAGATACAGGCCCTGTACCTGATATAGTGCCTAATAAAATAGGGGTAGCATACAGCCCTGTTAACTTATAAACTTGTTGTCCTGATACTACATAAAAATCTGATCCATTAGTTTGATGCGCCCATAACCCACGAATAGGGCCAATGCCTACGGATTGTAAAAATTCTAATCCAGGCGCTCTATTCAAATAGCCAGCTTCTTTTCCGTCAATTAAAACTTCAGGAAACAGATTAACCATGCGGTTATCTGCAGCATTAACACTTCTAGCTACATAGGTTTGACCAAAAATGGGCGTTTTCATAAATTAAACGTATGAAGGATACCATTTGGTAGTCGTTACATCATAAATCATATCTAATGCTCTACTTACAACCGCAGTGCCTGCTACTGCAATATTACCTGCTGTAGTCCAAGTAAACGCACCTGTAGGAATTAAGGTAATTCTACCGCCACCAGATGCAATTGGTGTTGGTGCTGTAATAGTTACAACAGCTGCAGTGCCACTAATAAATACAATAGATGTAGTAGGTGCAATAGTTGCTGCTGAAGCAATTGTAGGCGCCGCAGCCGTTGTAGCAATTAAACCTGAATGCGTAATATTAGCTGAAACTGTAGTGCCAGTAAAAGTAGGCGATGCAGATAACACAGTGCTTCCTGTACCTGTAGATGATGTAACGCCTGTACCGCCATTAGCTACAGGTAGAGTACCAGTAACGCCAGTCGTTAAAGGAAGGCCAGTACAAGTAGTTAACGTACCTGAAGTTGGCGTGCCTAATATTGGAGTTACTAAAGTTGGGCTAGTAGCAAAAACAGCAGAACCTGTACCTGTTTCATCAGTTAAAGCAGAACGTAAATTAGCAGATGAAGGTGTTGTTAAAAACGTAGCTACGTTAGCACCTAAACCTGATACGCCTGTTGAAACAGGTAAGCCTGTACAATTAGTTAAAGTACCTGATTGTGGTGTACCTAAAATAGGCGTGACTAATGTAGAGCTAGTAAATAAATTATTAATAGATAGTTGTTTAGTTGTACTTGTTGTACTTTGTACAATAGGTAAAACGTCTGCACCGGCTTGCGAGGTTGCGACGGGTAATGCTGAAATGGCTATGTTTGACATATTTTATTTCCTTTTAATAGTTGCCTGCAAAAATGTTAAATCGTTGACGAGTACCAACAATACTATATGGTAATGACATAATATCATCAGGATTATTGATTCGTTTTAAGTTACGCTTAGAAGTCATAGCGATACGTTGTACTGTAGGTGAAGGTTCAACACCAAATTCAGCAGCAATTTCACAAGCTAAATTATATTTAAACGAACGTAAATATCCTGGTGGAAAAGCTAACGTAGTAGTTAGTAAAGCTGGTTTAGTTAATTCTTCAACAGATACAAAATGCCATTCTAGCACTTTTGTAGGCTTTGGATAAATATACATCTCTACATCAGGATAAGTCATGTTTACCCAAATAACTTGAGGGTATGTACTTGTGACAGTTTTAACAGCAATACCATTATATTGTTGTTGATTAATAAATTTAATACCAAAAGAAATCCCACTTGACGGATCTCTAAAATAAGTTGAATCTTCTAACAGTACAGGACGATTACCTACAAAATCACCTGTAGGGCCTAATGTTCTAGTTAATTCGTTTGGTGGCCAATTAAACACTTGGTCTTGTGTAGAGAACACTGATAGACGTTCAGTATTCCATGAATCAATCATTTGATTTAATGCAGTAAGCGCATCTTGTGAAGTGGCAGCAGAAGGTACTTCACCTTCAGCAAGCATACCTATTAAGCGTAAAGCGCCATTAATTTGATCTGCAGCTGTAGTTGCCATGAGCTTATTCCTTTATTTATTTCTTATACGTTTAGATTCTAGCCCATTAATAGGCATCGCGTTTTGTGTTTCTTTTGGCGTATCTGGATTATATACTACCCAGCCATTTTTTTCATCTTCTTCAGCTTCAATATCCATAGTAGCAACTTTAGTACCATGGATAGGATGTCTTAAATATATATTAGGCATAATTTAATAAAGAGGGGCCGAAGCCCCTATGTATTACACAACTGTAAAGTTCACACGATAAACGGGGAATGTCACAGTATTAGCAAGCGTACCAGTTGCGGCAGCACGAATACGTAAACGATCGCCAGCAGCCACAACTAAATTAGCTGCGGTGCCGTTTAAAGTTAATGTACGCGCAGCATTAGCTGTTAACGCAGTTCCACCTGTAGCTTTGGTAGTATTAGCATCGGTTGCGGCTAACATTACAGCCGAACCAGAACCAGTTAGACCTAAATTGGTGATGGAAAAAGTAATGTAGTTTGTGTCACTAGCTGCAAGTGCGTCTACACCAGAAAACACAGCGGATGTTAATCTACCTGCTGCGGGAGCAATTATAAAAACATCACTATTGCTAGTAGTAGCGATAGTTGCACCTTGTTGCGATGCAGTAGAACCAGTAGCAATATTAGATAGAATTTTTGATGTGCTATCAATAACTGCGCCCGTAATTGTAGTGCCAGAAGTTAGTTCAGGGTCACTAAAAGCAACCCCTACAGATTTGGTATTAGGCATAATATTTTCCTTTTAAAAAATCCCCCTAAAAAAAGGGGGATGTATTACATTAAGCTATACGATACAAAGTCCAAGTACCTGCGCCTGTTTTACGAGCGCGGAATTGAGCCGAAGTATTTTCAAGAACAACAGCATTACCTGCAATAGTCCAACCTGTACCGACTGCAAAAGTTACTTGGTAAGATAGGTCAAGATTAGTTACTGCAAAATCAAACGCAGCGTTAATCTTTTCTGCACTGCTAACGTCAGCTTCAAGCAAAGCTACGGTTGGCAAAGTTGCTGTAATGTCAGCCGCAGAATCTACTGTAAATAAACCATTAGATAACTGAGCAGCAGTTACTGTTACATCTGCCGATAAAAGCGTTGGAGCGCCTTGTACAAACAATACCGCTTCACCGACGTTACCGTCGTTAATTTGATAACCGCCAGAGCCATTTGGGAGAGCCATGATAATTTCCTTTTCAATATTAATTTAAAAAACCCCCACCGAAATGGGGGTTACTTAGACTAGCCCCAGATACGAGCAGCCATTTGTGGACGAACAGTGCTAAAGCCATATAGAACGTCAATACGGCAAGGTAATCTATCGTTGTTGATGTCATATTGACGAACAACACGTAGAGAAATACCGTTGTGTACTTGACGTGAGGCCATATCTACACCTTGTGGTAATAACAAGTCAGCTGTCGCAAAAGTGATAGCATCTTTGTGATAAACCAAGTTTTGAGCATATTGTGTAGAAGCTGCACCAAGGAATGTAACTGCTGCACCATCTTGTGGGAACGCATTAATAGTTGCTAAAGCATTATTAGGCGTATACATAGCTGGTGAAACTTTAATACTAGTCCAAGCACCGCCAGCAGCAGTATTAGCTTCAGTTACTGTGAATTGTTGTAATGAACCTGTTGATTCACGTGTTTGTGGGTTAACAGCAAATACGTTAGCAACGGTAAATACATCACCTACAGTTACTGTAGCTGAACCTGTACCACCGTCAATACTAATAGTAGATTGGCCTTCTGTAGAGATAGTGCCATTTACTAAAATAGTATCGCTAGTAGAACGAGTACCAGTTGTGTGTTGTTTAATAGATTGTGACATATTAACTTCATCAAAACCTAATACGCCAGTACCCATTAAACCGTTTTTAAACTGTTTAGAGATAGTGTCGGTTGGATTGAAAAGACCTTTCATGCCTTCTACTAAGCCAGCGTTAGCAGCTGGGTTAACAGTTGCATATCTTGGAGCCATTACAGCAGCGCCTTCATTTAGTTTTTGTTGTGCTTGTAATAAAACTAATGAAGTTGAAGGTGTAGTTCCAGGAGTGCCTACTGAGTTATAGATTGCTTTGTATGCGTTAGCAACGTCAGCATCAACGCTAGAAGCTAATTGTGAGATACGTGGTTTTAGTACACGTTCTGCAAAATCATCTAATTGCATTGTTAATTCAGCTGAAGTGAAGTTAACACCAATATGTTTTTGTGATGCAACAGACAATGTTGTAAATTGTTCGTTGTCATCTTGTACTTGTAATGCAGCACCGTCAGTTACTAATGCGCGATCTGGTAAACGGATACGCAATGTAGAACCGATTTTAGCGCCTTCTACGGCAAAAGAATCATCGTATTGACGATTCACGTTACGTGTGATCACAAGGTTATTTTCTAAAATTTCTAGAGCTTTACGTGTGATCATATCAATGGTTAAAATTGAGTTTGACATGATTTTTCCTTAAAAATTAGCGGTTTCTTTTTGCTTCCCACGCTTTTGCTTGTCTAGCTCTATCTGCAGCAATCCATTCTGACGTAGACATTGTTTTTGTCGATCTAGGATCGGTTGTGTCATACGCTGGTGAATTGCTACCTTTAGCCGTGACAGGCGAAATAGGTGCAGGAGCGCTCGTTGTTTTTTTCGTAATTGGTTCTGAAGCTATTTTTGCTTCAAGTCGACCAATTTCTTTTGCTTGTAAGATAGGCGATAATTTGGAAATACGTTCGGCTTCTTTTGGATTGACACCTAAGTAATATGCTACATCAGGGCCAATATCGGAAGCTTGGATCGATTCAGCCATCACGGTAGTAATAGGAAGCTTAGGATTATATGCGACTTGTTCAAAGTCATCATACTTAGCACGGGCTTCTTCTTCTTTATCTTGATAGGCTTCTAAAAGTTCGTACTGTTCCTTTTGATGCTCACGTTGCTCAATCAATTGTTCAGCTTTTGTAGTCGCTAAAGCTTCTGCATAGGCTTCTATAGAATCATATTGATCAGGCAATAAAGTTTCTTTAGGCGCTTCAGGTTTAATAGCCTGAATAGCACGTTCTCTTTCCCATTTACGCTGTTCTCTCGCAAGTCTTTTACCAATGGCAGCATCTAGTTCTTCTTGTGTAAATACTTTAGATTCTGTTTTGGGTTCTTCCGACACTTCTACAGCTACTGCATCAGGTTCGGAAGCTGTCGTAACTTCCTGCTCTGGCGCGGGTACTTCCGCTAATACTTCTTGGATATCATCCATTTTTGTTTCCTTAGAAACCCTGGTGGTCTGCACCAGTACAGTTTTAATTTTTAATAGTAATAGCTAATGTTTATTTTAGCACTAGCTGATTGTTCAATAAATTTAATTTTATTTAAGTCACCATCATATTGTAAAGGGACACCAATTGCAAGTGGCATTCCTACAGATGCTGTAGGTGCGGTGTTATCATCGCGCCAACGTACAGGAGCGCCTTCAGCAACTATAAGTGCAAATACAGGCTTACCATTTAATCCGTCTGGCGTTCTAGCAGGAATAGTTAATCCTGATGCGCTGCTTAGACTTGTAATTTGCTGATACCCAAAACAGGTAGTTACAGCTTTAATGTTCATTGTCATTTAAAATCTCCTAGGTTGGGTAAATGATCGTATAGTATACGTGTATTCTGCGCCGCCGACAACTGGTGAAAGTCCAAAATTCCATCCATCTACATTACCTGCATCAATATTGTTTTCGTCTACATATGCGTTCCATGTTGCACCGCCAGTTGCGTTGTTGTCTTTGATTGAAACACAAGTTACGTTAATGGTGCCGCTGCTATCACTTAAGGTTGCCTGCGATCCAGGAACACTACTATTTAGTGTAATAAGATTATTTGCCGTGCCAGATATGCCAAACGCACTTACGGTCTGTGTGGTGCTTGCCGTCAGCGTAATCGTAGCTGGCTGCACTGTGTTAGTAATATTGGCAAATGTGTTGCTCTGCTCAATAGTTAAGGCGCCAGCACCACCTTGGTTGAGTGTTGGCCATACTTTTGCGCCGCCCGCAAAGGTCTTAGCGCTAGCGCTAGACATATTGATCGTGCCAGTAGATGCGCTAACAGTCAGATTAGCAACATTGGTGTTGGCGTTCCAAGCAGTTCCACTTCCGGCGACAGTCCATGTTCCGCTGCCTAGCGTAAGTGTTTTGGTTCCTGACCCAAGCGCAAAACTTCCTATATTAACATTTTGTCCATTTGCGTTTAGCGTTCCAGCACGCAAAGTGGTCGACACCGTTGATACAACGTTAAAAGCATCTATGAAACGCCACGAGCCGTTTGTTCCAAAAAACAATACCGCTTGAGGTGTAGTTTTTCCGTTGCAAGTAATATCCCGCACCGTAGCATTTGTAGACCCAAATTGCAGCACGTTTACCGCATCTGCGGATAAACTCATTGTTGGAGACAGCGTATAATCACCATAAACATATTTTCCGCCAGTAGCCAACGCACCAGAAAATCCGGTAAAATCTACCGTTCTTGCCGAAAAAAAGTAAAACGTGTCAGATCCTGCCGTCACATATATTGAAGGCGAATTTAACTCCGTAGAGCCTGACGATGTTCCATGATTAAAGTTTCTGTTTCCTGATATTGCATTTGCAACAGCATAAACTTTCGGATCCCCGGTAAAAGAAAAATTTGTGGCGTTATTAACTTGCCATATATTAACTGCGCTAGCGGTCAATTCAATATTCCCAGTTCCAAAATCTATTGATCTAGTATTTGTGTTATTTGACGCAAAAATTGCGCACGTTAATTTATAAGTGCTTAGTGATATCGTTCCCCTAGTAAGGGTAAAGGTGTTAGTTGTCGTCAAGTTTGTCCCTAGCGCAAGAAGCAATGTTGTGCTTTCAACAGTAATGGCGGTTGACACAGATTGATTTGACGTGGTTACAGTTCCACTACCTGAGTTTGAATCAAAAATTGCAGTGTCACTTAAGGTTGGAACTGATGCCCCACTAGCGCCGCCAGATGTAGTAGACCAAAATGCAGAACTTGCATTATCCCACGTTCCTGTTCCACCTACCCAAAATCTATTTGCCATTACATTGCCCCAAGAATGAACATAAAGAGTTCTTCATATCGAACGCCGTATCGATCCCCAGCATCTATACCTGGCACCAATACGTTGCCTTCGTCGTCAAGCTGTGCTGGTTGTGTTTTCCATTCGTCATAGCAAAACAAGCCATAATCATGCGCATCAAGGCCTTCGCTTGCGAATGCAGCCTCAAGTTCTTGGGCCAAAATTCCAATATGAACACGTTTTCCGTCTTTAAAACGATACGATTTGATAAGGCTTTTGCATTTTAAGGCTACGTTACGCTCTGCTAGTTTTAAGTCACAAACATCTTCTTTTAACCTAGCATCTGATGTGTTAATTGTTCCGGTGGTTGCAAATACGGTATCCCACCGTTGCGCTGCTGTCCCCAAATTTAGAGTTCCATCTGCCTGTGGACGAAATCCGCCAGAGTAAAGTTGAGCTAAGGTTGAACCGGTTACGTTGAAAAAAAAGCCACTACCCCCCGCCGCTATAATGGAATACGTTGAATTGTCGTCGCCAAACTTTGTAACATTGTCACTTGCCTGATTGAATACGTTTACAGATGCAGCAAGCCCAGATCTTTGGCTTGTAAGTCTTTGAGTAGGATTAAGAGTTGCATTCGAAATAGTTCCAGTTACCGTTGCGCCGACAACTAATGCGTTGTCAACGCCGAAGAAACCAAATGCACCGTCAGAAGTTACTGTGATATTAGCTCCAAAAGAGTTGGAGCTATACCTACCGCCACTTTGGTTGATAGTGACATCGCCAATAATACGATTACCGATAACAGCAGGAGCACCACTGCCCGTTGGCGACCCACCTGCCTCAAGTGTCAATTTGCCAAACTGAGAACTTGTAATAGCAGCCGTACCCGTGGAAACCATAAGTATTCCACCAGTAGCTTGGCTGGTATAAATACCAGTTATGACATGATATAGGGTGGCGGTTCCGCTCAATCCCAATTCAATGTCATACCCTGTCGCTGTAGTGTCTCTTGTTTGATATATATTATTGGTGCCAACAATTTGCGTGCGGCTTCCAGTTGCAAGAACTGCGCGGTCAGCAGCGAAACGAGAAGCACAGTTTATAAGCCTAAAGTTATTTCCAGTGGCTACAATATTGTCGCCAGCGTAATTGCTTCCATCAAAGATAAGACCATTAAATTCAACAAAAGACGCGGAAACAGTAATAAGGGTTCCGGCTGCGTTTTTAAAAATTTGTGTGTTGCCAGTGGCATAAAGCACTTGGCCTGGCGTAGAAACAGTAAGTCCTGAGGCCATGTAACTTGCTTCGGGGAAAAAGATGCTTTTCCCAGAGTCAATAGCAGCCTGAATAGCTTCTGTGTCGTCGGTTATGCCATCTCCAACTGCACCAAAGTCTTTAACAGACACGGATTCTTGCAATTTAGCTTGAACAGTACGAGATACTTGTGCTGTACCCGTGCCTGAGCCTACACCAGTAGCGGTAAAATAAATACCTACTGTATTACTTACGGCACCAATTGATTGGAAGTTTGTTGTACCGATAAAATTAATTAAATAAGTCTCACCAATAGTAAAATTACCGGCTGTTACTGTTGCGCCTTGTTCATACGAAATGGATGCGGCATTGTTAACTAATGGCGGTAAGTCTGCTGAAGGAATGTTATCGTAAGTGCCAATAAGCGTACCAGTTGAAGTTTTAACTATAAACTTATAGCCTTGACCGTAAGTTAACCAAATTTGACCTGTAGGCACTCTGCCTGACGCATCAAGCACAATAGGGTTAGCTAGTGCAATATTGCCTGTACTACTTGTATATGCCGCTAAAGGTGTGGTTGTACCCGCAACGTACGTGTATATCAATCCACCAGACAACATTACGCCATTATTGTCTAAGAATTGTGCGCCTGCGCCAGCAAAAAGTGATAATGTAACTGCCATGATTAATCCTTATGCTAAAAAGCGAAGTTTATAAAGAGTGGTTAAGTATAACTCTATCACATTATCTATAAGTTGTTGTAAAGGGGTATCTTCTTTATCACAAACTTTATATCTATCAGCTTCAATTTGTTTTAGCTGATCTTCTAAAAATTCAATAATATTAGTAGTTTTTTTAGCTGATTGTAATGAAATAGGGCCAATTAAGCCATATCGACCTTGATACGCTTCGGCAAACGCGTCTGCATGATCAATAATATTTTCGTAAAATTTTTGTAATGCCTTATGTTTAGCATAACTTCTAGTATTTAAGTGAACAGAGTGCGTAACGTCTCTAGCTAAAAATAGTGTTCCTATAAAATTTTCGCAACTCATAAAGGCACTCCTTGATCTATTGGCATTTGTTCAGGCATTTGTTCAGGCATTTGTTCAGGCATTTGTTCAGGCATTTGTTCAGGCATTTGTTGTAACATTTCACGATTTTGCCCTGGCATTTGGTTTACTAAATCGCCGCTTGTAATCATACCATGAACCGTACCCATTACTATATCTTGTATTTGTTCAGGTGACATATTAGCTTGAACTTGAGCTAATCGTTTAGTTTCAGCATCAAAAGCTTTAATTTGAGCTTCAAAATCTTTACGTTCCATGTCTTGTACTTCAATAGACTTGCTAACATTTTCCATCATGCCATGTAATTGATCTAATTCTTGAGCCATAACTTGAATTTGTTGTTCAGCAGCTTGTAGCTCAGGTGTTTTATCATCGTCACTTAATAGTTTAGGGTCAATAGTTTTAGCAAATCGTTTAGCCATTTCTTGCGCGCCAGGCCAATCCATGTTTTTAACAAACAAATCGCCAGCAACAGCCCATAATTGAGGATTACCTTGTAATAATTGGCTCATAGCATCTAATGATTCTTGACGTTTAGTCATGTAGCTTGGGCCTGTTGTTACACAAACATCATATTTACCAACGCTAGGATTGTATATTTTTTCAATAACAACACCTGTTTCATCAACAACTTTTCTAACTGGTTCGGCTTGATTAGGGTCTATTTTAGCTATACCTGTTTCACCATCAATACCTATAATACGAGCAATACGTTGTGTATCGTATATTTTTGGTATTAAGTCTACTAATTGACGCGTACCATATCTAATAGCACGAGATAAATTATCAACAAAATGGTATGTACCTGTATCGCCTTGTTTTTCGCGCGCTAAAATTGCACGGCCTGATCGTTCATTACTTGTAGCGCCTAAACTTGAATCATATTGACCTGTTGTAGATTTAATATCATCAGACGCACCCATTTTTGCCTGTATTAATCCAGTTTGTGCCATAGGCGGCAAAGCACGTTGAGGTAATGGCAATACTGCACCATTTCCATCTGTTACATCAGGATTAACTTCTAAATATGGCCAATTAGTAGTATTAGCTGTTTTCCATTGGTTTTCGTAACCTTCAAATTGACCGCCATAACCAATAAACGGTGCTTTAGGTGCAAGTGCTAACATTTCAGCTTCTTGTGATACCCAATAGTTATACATACGTTGTGCATCTTTAGCATTACGTACTAATCCTGATACATATAAACGACCATCTACTTCAAATTCATTACCTACAACACGAATAACAGGAATAAATTTACCTGCCCAATCGCGTGATTCTAACATTTCAAATCCGTTTGTTTTACACCACTTAACTGTTTTAACATCTGCAGTACGTGTTTTAATAGGTTTCATACCTAAAGCTTTCATTTGCTTATCTTCAGGTGTACCTTCAAGTGCATTAACATTGTTTGCGTATAAATTTAATTTTGTAGGTGTATGTTCATAATAAAAATATTCTGCAATACGAACAGTATTTTCTGATAGCCATTGTGATGTTGACTGATCGCCAATCCCTTGTTGCATCATTACTGATAAAGGCATTGCATCAGGAAACTGACGTTCGTATTCGTCTTTAGTTAAATCTTCTGTAATAAAACACCATTCAGCATCAGCGCCGCATGGGTCTTGAATAGTAGGATCCATATAAACACTGAAGGAATTGCGGATGCGGCCAATGCGTAAGTCTTGATCGAATGAATTGTCGTCGCAATATTCAGTGAGAATACGGAAATAGCCTTCCCCATAGGTAACTTGATTTTCACAAGCAGTATCGTAAGCAACGTCAGCATCTGAAATATATTCAATATGGCGTACAACGCCTTCAAATATTTCAGCAACTTCAATGTCACCTTTATCATCAGCAGGAATAACTTTTCCTGAAGGTCTATTTTGACGTTGATCGTTAGTGACTTGTCTTACGTGCTGGGGTAATTTATTAATGGTTAAACATGGGCGAGCATTAATGGTTTGA